AAAAGTATTTGGTTTATAACTATATGAATAAGGATTTAAATTATTAACATTATTATTGTTATCATTAAAAGCATCATTTAATCTAAAACTACTTTGATCATAAATTTCTCCTGATGAAGCTGAACCATTTGCACTTAAATTAACATAAGAATTTGTATCCGATATAGTAGAATTATTTGTATAATTATTAAATCTTTTAGATGTATTTTCACTAGTTAAAGGGCAGCTTACCTCAGCCCATGGTAGTATATTTTTTAATTTACTTAAAATTGGTTGAAGTTCACCGTCAATAAAATTAAAAAATTTATCTTTATTTTCACCTACCCAATCTTGATATATAGTAGGAGATAAATGAGGTACAAAAACTTTAACTCTACCTCTTCTTTGAGGGTCATTATTTTGCACTATAATACCTAAATAAATGCTATTAAACTCTTTTTCTTTATTATCCATTCTTTTTTATATTTAAATAAATTATTAAACAATACAATAACTACTATGTAATGTTACCATATATATCCAAAAAGGTACCATCATTTCTATCTACATAACCTATAATTTCATCAGTATCTGGATCTCTCATTACTTCTAAACCTTTATCCTCAACTGTTTCTTTATCAACTAAATTTGAACTTACTTCTATTTCTACTATTTCATTATCTACATCATTGATATAATCTTTTATTTGTGTTAAACTATCTTTTTCTTTAGTATACCTATTTAAGTTTACCCTTCTAGTATTAGGTTGTTCTACTTTTGTTAATTTATCAATTTCAGTTAATTCCTCATTTATTATTTTAGGTTTAATATTTACATTTTTTATTAAATCTTGCTTATTGAAAGAATAATCAATATCAGGTAAAGTACTACCGCTATCAGATAGAAAACTTATTGGACTTTTTAAACTATTTTGATTAATAGAAAATGTTTGATTATTAAAAATTTTAGTTTCAGGTATAAAATTAAATGATAAATCAAATATGTTACTTTTTTGTTGTTCAACTAAATTATTAACATAAGATAATTGTTTAGCAGGGTCTAATGAAAAATCTCTTATTTGTGTATTAGATAAATTAGATAAACTATCTAAAGAAATTAAAGAACTTTTGCCAGATATTATACCAGCTTCTATTTCTTTAGATATATTTATCGCTTGATTATCAATAGCAGTAGTTATTTTATCTGTTAAAGAAATCTCATCTAAACTTATTTTTCCATATTTTTCTACCAAACCTTTAGAAAATTTATTTAAATTTAAACCTATATTTTGGTCGATTAATCCAAATAATGAATTTATATTTAAACTACCTAAAGATGGGAAAGGTAAGTCTTTTAAACCATTTAAAGCATTAGTAAAATTAATACCACCAGTAAGTTTAGATAAATTTAAATTTAAACTTGTACCAATCATACTTTTTAGATTAGAAGTTAAATTACTATTAGTTGTATTTATTAAAGCTTTTTTAGCTGTATTAGATAAATTTTGTATAGTAGAAGATGCAATAGATGTTAAATTTTTTGTTAACCCTCCTATAACTCCTGTAAAGTCTATTGGTAATCCGAATGCCATATATATATTTACTTGATTTATTGTTTTCTGTATATATAATTAAGGTATGTTAGTATCTCATGAAAGCCCGATTAGTATATTAGATAAATCTAAACTATATAATGATTATGATTATGCTTTGGTTCATCTATTCGAAACCCATCCTAAGTATTATAACTTTTTTAAAGATAGTATTAAATTAGGTAGAGAAGTACTTTTAGATAATAGTATTTTTGAATTAGGTGAGTCATTTGAGCCTGGTAAGTTTGCTAAGTATGTTAAAGAACTTAAACCCTCTTATTATATAGTACCAGATGTATTAGAAGACGGATATGCAACTATAAAAAGTTTTCATGAATTTACAAATAAGTATACTAAGTTACCTGGTTTAAAAATTGGTGCAATTCAAGGTAAAACATACGATGAAATAGTAGATTGTTATAATTATATGTCTGAAAATGCTGATTATATTGCAATTAGCTTTGATTTTAGTTATTATGTAGTTACCGGTAGAGGTAAAACTAAACTTGAAAGATGGTGTGATGGTCGTCGTAGATTAATAGAACAACTAAAGAAAGATGGGGTATGGAATAATCAAAAACCTCACCATTTACTTGGTTGTTCTTTAGCTAAAGAATTTAAAAATTATATTGGTGATAAAACTATAAGATCTGTAGATACGTCTAATCCGGTGGTAGCAGGTATTAAGGAACTTAGATATACTGGTAATCTAGGATTAAATGAAAAGCCTTCAATTATGTTGGCTGATTTAATCGATCATGAAGTTACAGATACACAAATGGAAGATATAGAATATAACGTTAATAGTTTTAAAGATATAATTGGTAATGGTTATTAGTTTTACAGGAGCTCAAAGTACTGGTAAATCTACTTTACTTAGTAAGTTAGAAGTAGAAGAAAGATTTCACAAGTTTAATTTTGTCCCGGAAATAACTAGAAGTCTAAAAAAGAGGTATAATTTAGATATCAATGAAGATGGGGATGAATTAACTCAATTAATAACAGTTAATAGTCATTTGTATAATTATCTTGATTATAAAGGTAAAGATGTTATATTAGATAGATGTATTTTAGATGGACTAGTATATACAACATATCAATATCATACAAAGAAGGTAAGTAAAGAAATATATAATTATAGTGAATATCTCTTTAAGAAACTAATTGGTGAATTGGATATTATACTATATACAGAACCTGATATCCCCTTAGTAGATGACGGTGAGCGTAGCGTAGATAAAGAGTTTAGAGATATAATCATAAACTTATTTGAAGAAGCTATTGATCATTATAAAATAAAAGTATATAGATTAAAAGGATCAGTTGATAAACGTATGGAAACAATTTATAATATAGTAGATAATTATGGCAAATAACGTATTAGATAATAGTAGAATTAGTAAGCATTTAGGGCAAACGTCTCAATATAAGAGTACGTATGATCCTGATTTGTTAGTTAGAGAGCCCCGAAGTAATAATCGAGAATATTTAAATATATTTGACGATGATTTACCTTTTGTAGGCTCTGATACCTGGAATGCATATGAGTGTTCATTCCTTCTTAATAATGGAGCTCCTGTAACTGGAGTTGTAAAATGTGTATATCCATGCTCAAGTAAGTATATAGTTGAAAGTAAAAGTATTAAATTATATTTTAACTCTTATAATATGACTATGATGGGTTATAATAAAGATGATGCTATATATCGTTTTGAAGAAGATGCTAGTGTAGATTTAAGTGAATTATTAGAAACTAAAGTAATAGTTAAGTTTCAAGATGGTGATCGAGTTAATAAGAAATATTCTAGTTCTAATATGGAATGGGAGATTGATGATTATATAAATGTAGATTTATTAGAAGATGAGAAAGATTATCAATATAATCAATATACTGAAGACCCTACTCTATTAGAAGGTGTTGAACGTAAAAGGTATTTAGAGCAGAAGTTCTATTCTGGTTTACTAAAGAGTAACTGCCGAGTTACTTCACAACCTGATTGGGGTGATGTTTTCATTTATATCAAATCTAAAGTTGCAATTGATGCCCATAGTATTAAAAAGTATATTATATCATATAGAGATGAATGTCATTTTCATGAAGAGATATGTGAGTGTTTTTATAAGAGATTAAAAGATGCTTTTGACCCTTCCGAACTATTAGTAATGTGTTTATATGCCCGTAGAGGTGGTATTGATATTAACCCTGTAAGAGCTTCAAGCCAAGATCTTATTGAGAAGTATGCTGCTAATTTAATCGATCCAGAAGCAATTCATATTAAAACTTCTAAGCAATAATGGATGTAATAATGTTATGGGGTGCTATAGTATGTATAATATTATATACATGGTATCTATCAATGCAATAGACAAAAAAATGAGACCTGGCTCGTAAGAACCAGATCTCAAACTTTAATGTAATCTTATATTAAGATCCGAAGTACACCGAGTTAGTACCTGGTGTGAACGCTACTCCGAGTCCTGTACAGATGACTACGTGGTAATAGAGATTTGCTCCAAAGATGTTATCAACGACACCATAACGGGTTAGCAAGCCAACGCGAGGTGCGAAGTCATTAGGACCAATTGTTCTCTGAACCATGACTGGAATGTATGGACAGTAGATGATACCAGTGTCATAAAACTCTGGACCCTTGTAACCAAGTAACGCATACTCTGGACCACTATTGTGACCACCAGATAGATCGTTCTTAAGGTTTTGACCTTCAGTACGAGTATCTCTGTATACGTTGAAACGACCACCAAGATTACCAATCTTAGCAACACCAACAGGTTGTGTATTAACATTACCTTGGACAGGTACCCACTGGAATTCAGGGAGCATTTCCATGATAGCGCAAACACGTGGAGTTGCAACGATGAAGTTAGCTGCACCACGGCGATTTCTCACAGCGATACGATTAGCTTCAACGATTAGTCTTTGATAGAAGTCGCGATTACGTTCTACTAACCAACGGCCGTCTGCAGAAGCAGGGCTCCAAGTTGAGAATCCAACACCGGATCCTGCATTAAGAGCAACTTGAATCATTCTCATGAGCATTTCACGGTCGATTTCAGCCTGAATTTCATACGACATAGCGTTTGTTAATTCAGTATCGATATCGATACCATTCATGTTCTTTAGATCTTGTTCAAGTTCAACTGACCAACGAGCGCCTAGACGTCTAGTACCAGCTTCAACAGCAGTCTTCTCGAAAGAGACTTCCATTGTAGGGATATTACCTGTAACTTCGAAGTCTCTAAGAAGTTTAGCAACACCATCGTCTGCTTCGTTAAAAGCAAAGCTTGCATTA